AAACACCTAGAGTTAAGTTTGGCCGTCCAAAGCCTACCTATGCACAAGGTAGAACAAAGATGAATCTTGAATTTGAATCAGATGTAGATTTAGCTATTTATATTGTCACTTCTGGTAAGCCAAGTAAGTCAAGAGCTTTATATGTTGAGTGGTTAGAAGGTGAGCTAGGAATTCCACCAGATTATTATACGGCTCGTGGAGAATTGATGAGATTAGATATGGCAGAGAACCTAGTAGGTGGCGGTGTTTATCGTGTAGAAGATACTAGGTCGTGGGAAAACCGTTCATATATTGAATACATGACGTTTGATATTGAAGATGAACGTGCAGCAAAGGCTGCATCTGAAAATGATAAGGAGTTACTTAGACAATTAAAAGAACTACAAAATCCTAAAAGACCTCCAGATGAGTTGGCTCCTAAAGATGATGTGGATTTTCAGGTAGATGGTAAAACTCCAGAGTTACCTTGGATTCCTCGTAATGCTGCACAGTTTGGTGATAGATATCATCTTGCAGCTCTTAAAGGCCCACTCACAGAAGCACGGATTCAAGCGATATTAGAAGGAATAGTGAAGAAGATGGCTCCTTATGTGAAGGTAGATCAGCCAATTGCTTATATGGCAAGTAAAAAAGATATAGGTAAGAAACATGCAGGAGTAGAAAAAACAGATGAGCTTCAATACGTAGCTGGATTCCATGATCCAATACGTGATCTTGTAATGATTGCTCGCTATATGGGTAGTCATCCAAGATCTCTTTCAGAAAGAATTTGGACTGCTTATCACGAAGCATGGCATTCTGTGATGAGGAGACATATGACTAAAGGAGAATTTAGATTATTACTAGAAGGGAAAAAAGAACTTGAAGCAATAGCAGCAAGAGTTCGACCTGATAAAGCTGACATTATTCTTTCAGGGAAATATGCCTTCTCTGAAGTAACAGCGTATGCAGCATCAGGTTGGGGGACTTACAGCAAATATGTATTAAAGAAAGGAGCACCAGATCCAACATGGGCACAACCACTTCAGAAGATGAGAAGACTTATTAAAGCTGTAAAGAGGTTTGTCTTTGGCTTGATGGATGGAGATAAACCTGCATATAAAACATGGGATGAAGTATTCGAAGCTGGTATGTCTGGTGAGTTAGGTGCACGTGGAATAGTCCAGGCTAAAAACAAATTCCAAAGAAGCTACTGGATGGGCGGTGATGAGAATAGGTTCTATGAGTTTGGACCAAATTACAATCAGAGACAAGAAGGTATTGAATATGAACCTGCAACAGATATGCCTGACGCATCAGATATACCTGAGAAGTTAGAAAGAATTCAGAAGAGAATAGAAGAAGGTAATATAAGTTTTAGAGAAGCTGTATTTGCTGATAATCAATCAACAATTAGAAGAGCAGTAAGTAGATCAGGTAAGACTTTGTACTTTGGAATGGATGCAAGAGATTTAGGTATTGCTAATAAAGTTCTTGAAGATACTGTGGTGGCACATTATGGAGGGAGAGAAGGATTCACTGGTATAGATAAGATTAATTTAGAGGCCATTACAAAGATGGCGAGAGAACAATTGAGGGGTTCTAACTTTGATATTGAGACAACGATTCGTTTATATGAAGAAGCAAGAGGTGGCAATATTAAATCACAACAAGATCTTATTACTCATGTAGCATTGTTATTACATAGAGATCAGAACTTATTTGTATTAAAAGAATTAGCTTTAGAAGCTAGAAGGATAAGCGAGGGAATGTCAGAGGCTGACAAGTTAGATATTGCTAATCGTCTTACTGCTGTATTCCAAAACCAATTAATGCTTGACCAGGCCTTTGTTTCTGCAACAAGAAAGTGGGGTCAAATTGGTAGAGCGACACAGTTAAAAGCAGAGAATATTGAACCTGCATTACCTACAGGGATGCCAATAACTAAGCAGTTAAATAAGGGTGATGTTGAGATGGGATTAAAGACAGAGAATGGAATAGCAGGTGAGGGTGCATATTTCACTGCTAGTACATCTGCTGATGGATTTACAGGCTCACTACCTTCTGATGTTCTGATTGTCGATCTTCCTACTACTGGTAGAAGTCTTTCTGACTTCATGCAGGACATTAACCTTGATGCTCCTAAAGATGGATTCAATTTATCTAAAGCACAGAAGGATGGTCTAAGGACATGGGCTGCTGATAATAACTACAGCGGGATTAGATTTGAAGGTAAGGATGGAGAAGATATTGTTGTTGTATTTGATATGAATAATGCAAACAGAATAATAGATTCTGATGTAGCTAGATTCCCTGTAAGAGATGGACAGCAGCCATCAATGAGATCTTTATTTGAAGAGGCTGCACTTAAATCAGGTAAGTTATTAGAAAAGAAATTAACTCCAGATCTCTCTGCCCAATTGAAGAGTGGGAAGTTCTCACCAGAATTAGAGGCAGTTATTGATGAAATAGCTAGAGCTGTATTTAATCTTGGTAATTCTACTGAGATAGAAGCGAAGTTCTATATGGAAGATCTTTCAGATCTTATAACTTCTACTCCTAATGGGAAGCTAACTCAACGAGCAATAACAAACTATATTAGAAATGCACAGTTTATGAGAGCTAGTACCTTTGCGAAGGTATTAGGTGGTGGTGCCTTTAGGGCTGCAACAATTCCTATGCAGCAATATGTAGGTGCTTGGCATGAAAAGAGGAGACATACAAAAGCATGGCTTGAGAGTGGAAAGACAGATGACAATTCTTTATATCAGGCTAAATCTGCTGCATATAGAATGAAATTAAATAAAAAGTTATTGAAGTTATATGCACATGAAATACCAAATATGATGAGGTTAGGAATACTTTCCTTTAAACATGATGAGGTATTTGTTAATTTACATAGAGGATTCTTTGAGGATGCAAGAGATCCTGTTGATGTAACCCTTAAGAGGAAAGAAGGATTAAATGTTAATGAACAAAGAATGCGTGATTATCAAGAAGTGGGTGCAGGAGAGATGGAGTATCAATCACGATTATCACAAGAGTTTGAATATAGAAAGAGAACCCTTAGAAAGAAACCAACAGGAGATGAATGGTATTTGAAACCAACATCTACATGGACTGCTTTAGCTTGGAAATATATATCTGAAGCTTTAAGTAGTGGAGCAAGAAGAGGAATGGGTTCGATGGATACATTCTTAAATGCAATGGTTGGGCCTCCAATGGAAAAGATTCGATTAATGGAGATGGAGGTTAATGAACTAACAAGGAAAGGAGAAGAGTTAACACCAAGGAAAGAATTAGAGATAGAGAATCGTGTTAATGAACAGTTGAAGAAACTATGGGTTGATATAGAAATCAATGGTGAGATAGTAAAAGATGGTTATTTCGATAGCGAATATGCTAAAAATGCAATGGACTATATCAACTTCACTGATGATATAGATGTAGATATGGCCAAGAAGACTTATGAATATGGAGTAAGGAAAGCAATGGATAAAGGCTTAACTAATAATGCAGAGATTGTTAGATACGCAGAAGATTATGTTGACGGGAAAATAGTCGAGATGAATCCAAATGCTTATCAAGGTCCAGCTAAAGATAAAGTAGAAGGAGCTTTTGCTTTTACACGAAAAGCTATTAATACTCCTGCTGCTGCTTTGAAGTTTGCAGAGAGTCGATTACCTATTCTTGGTAGCTTTGTTCTTACCAATAGAACTCCCTTAAATATTGCTAAGGGTACAGTTCGTTATACAGGATTCGGTCAACATATTATTGACAGTGCATGGAGAGATATAAACCATGAAGATCTCTTTATTAGAGAGAGAGCATTAGGAGAATATTCAACAGGGGTATTACTTCTAACTACAGGTTTAGGTCTTTTAGCTACAGGTCATGTTCAACTTAGTGGGCCAGAACCATTAGGGCTAAGAGAAAGAGAAGAGAGAAAAAATTTAGGAGTACAAAGTAATTCAATTAGATTTAAAGGATTATCTGGTGATTGGACTCCTTGGTATAACATTGAGATGTTTGATGCAGCTTCAACTATCTGGGGAGTCCTTGGATCTTATGTAGAAGGAATGAAGAAGATACCAGTTGAAGAGTATGGCAATTTAGAAATGCCTGGAGATCAAGCCATTGCTCATGCAGGGATACATATAGCTGCTATGAAATATGCAATAGGGCAAGGGTTAACAGGTCAACTAACTAAGAGCACAATGCAATCTTATAAAGCGGTTGCTGATTTAATCCAATCGTTTGCGGCAAAAGATGACTTCCAATCTGGACGTTCAGGACTAGGAGCAGGTCAAGCTTCTTTAGAGAAGTTACTTGCTAAATTCATACCAGGATTTATAACAGCAGGTGCTCAACAAATTGATCCAATAAGGAGACAAATTAGCGAGACTGATATCAATACTGGTATCCCTCTAGTAGATCCAATACTAGAAACTCTTGTTAATACAATTAAGGAAGTAGCAAGAAAGACTCCATATTTATCTAGGACACAGCCACCTCAATTACATCCAACCAAGGGAACACCTCTTGTTTACGATGGTGCTATTGGATTAAAGACTGCTGAGAATTTGGCTCCCTTTGGAGATATAACTAAGTTTCTTTTTGGAGCATTCAGTCCTACAGGAGCAGTAAGACAGTTAACTCAATCTACTGATGCAGTCGATCTTGAGTTCGCAAAGTTATATGGAAAGGGTGGAAACTTTACTATCTATAGCAGAAGGATGATGGACATTCCTAGTGGAGATGGTAATAAAAGACAGATGACACAAAACGAATTCAATGAGTTAATTACTATAGCGACGCAGGAAGTAGAGATAGGTGGCATGAAGATGCATGAATACTTAACTTGGGTAATTACTAAAGATCCTCAATACAATGCTTTGCCTAGTCCTGTTAAGGACGATGTAGATTTAGAGGGTAATCCAGTTGATTACAGGCCACCTTCAAAACAACTCATTCACCCTAGAGTTGAATATTTACAGAAAGTAATCAATTGGTATATTAATGGTGGTCCTGGAGAGACAAGAGTACATCCAATAAGTAGATACAAAATGGGTAGTGCAAAACAAATATGGATGGAACGACATCCTGATATACAAGAAGAGAAAGCTAGGATTCAAGGAATTGCAGACGTTGAAAAATCTTTAATATCTTTTGACACCTCAACTTACGGACCACAAGCTAGTCTGGAGCAATGGAGGCTCCTAACGGCTGATCCAATTACCTAAGTTTCATGGCCTACGCATACACCATCTACTCAGCAGGGAGTAGCCAAACTGATTACACAATCTCTTGGCCTTATATCAAGGAAGAGCATGTAAAGGTCTATGTAAATTTTGTTGATACATCATTTACTTTTCACAATGCAACTACGGCAAGATTAGCTAGCGCACCTGCTTCTGGTACTCGTGTTGAAGTTAGAAGAGTTACTCCTCCTTCTGCTGTGCTTGTTGACTATGCAGATGGTTCGACTCTTACAGCTAGTGACTTAGATACAAGTAATCTTCAGCATTTATATATTGCACAAGAACTAGATGACAACCTAAAGAAAGGCGTTTCTATTAGTACAAGTACAGGTCTGCCTACATTAGGAAGTAAGAGGCTAACTGAAGTTGCCGATCCAACAGCAGCACAGGATGCAGCGACAAAGAACTATGTAGATACAACAAGGCAACCAGTAGATGCTGAACTAACAGAACTCGCAACAATGAGTTCAGGTACAGCTTCTTCTCTAGCTGATCTAACTAATACAGAAGTCCAGATCCTAGATGGCGCAACAGTTACTACTGATGAATTAAATAAATTAGATGGAGTAACTGCTACGACAGCAGAGATTAACTATGTCGATGGTGTTACTTCTAATGTTCAGACTCAACTCAATGCAAAGCAGCCATTAGATGCAGAGCTAACAGAGCTTGCAACAATGGCAAGTGATACAGCTAGTTCTTTAGCAGATCTAACAGCAGCAGAAGTTCAAGCTTTAGATGGTGTTACTGCTAGTACCGCTGAATTAAATATTCTTGATGGTGTTACTGCTACAACTGCTGAACTTAATTATGTAGATGGAGTCACCTCTAATGTTCAGACTCAACTAGATGCGAAGCAACCTCTTGATGGGGAACTAACAACTCTTGGAGGAATGCCATCAGGTACTGCATCTATTCTTGCAAGTAGCACAGCACTTACTTCAACAACTGCTGAATTAAATTTATTAGATGGTAAGAGTGTTGTTACGTCAGTTAGCGGAAGTTCAACAGATGTTCAACTACCGACTGCAAAAGCTGTTAACGATCAGATAGTTAACTTATTAAATGATGCTGGTGGTTTTGTACCAATAGCAAATGAAGTATCTTTTCCAAATGCTAACCCTGATCCTAATGATGGAGCAGGTACTATTGTTTCTATCGCAGATGCAGGAGGAATTGTAGTTAATGGATCTGGAGTAAGTACAACAGGACGAACATTAGGCGGATCGACAGTAACTATAAATGGAATTGATTCTTCTCTTAATAGCTCAACAATAGCTGCTGGTAAAGGGATGTTAGTTCAAACAACTAGCACCTTAAATACATATACATATCACAGGCTTGTTGTAGATGAAGCAGGTGTTGCCAATGCTCAATCACTTGTTTCTGATTTTGGAGATAGGTATCAAATAGCTAGCAGTGCCCCAACACAACATCCTGATGGCAGTGCTTTAGCAGAAGGTGATCTTTGGTTTGATACTTCTGCAAACACAATGAAGGTCTATGACGGATCTAATTATGCAGCAGTAACTTCAGTCGGTGACTATAAATTATTAACTGTTGTTCCTGATGGAGCTACTTCTGGTGCTCCTGTATTTAATGGAAGCAATGTAAGTTTTGATTTAAGAGATGATAGTAATGCAGCAAGTATTACCAGTGTTGGACAACTATTAGTCAGCTTGAATGGAGTATTGCAAAAACCAAACTCAGGTTCTTGGAGTTCAAGTAATGAAGGTTTCCATTTGGAAGGAACTAATGGAATTAAATTCTGTACTGCACCGCCAAGTGGTTCATCTATTTTTGTCACGTTAATTGGATCAGCTACTTCAGTTAATGTTCCTGCTACTAATAGCGTTGTTGAAGCTGCAATACAAAGCAATGTAGTTAGCGAAGAGAAATTAAAAGTTAGTAATTCACCAACCAATGGGTACTACCTCCAAGCTCAGTCTGGAAATAGTGGAGGTTTAACTTGGGCTGCTGTTGCTCAGTACTCCACACCTCTAACAACAAGAGGAGATATTCTTTATCGAGATGCTTCAGGAGATCAGAGATTAGCCAAGGGAACTGCTGGTCAATATCTTAAGATTGGAGCGAATGATCCTGAATGGGCTGACGTTGTAGCTGCTACTGCTGATGGTGTTCTGTGGGAAAACAACCTAACGATTTCAAATGACTATACAATTGCTGCTACAAAAGGAGCACATTCAGTTGGTCCAATTACAAACAATGCTACCGTGACAGTTAACGGACGCTGGGTTATCAGCTAGGATATTATTATGGCTTTAGTACTTAACGGATCAGCAAATACTATTGGTGGTTTAGCCGTTGGTGGTGTACCAGACGGCACGATAGACGCTGGTGCAATTGCTACAAATGCAATTACTGCTAGTGAATTAGCTGCCAATGCAGTAGAAACAGGACATTTACATTCAGGACTTGCTCTTGGAAAATTAATTCAGTTAGTAGAGAAAACCACTACAACTCAATACACAACAACATCAGATTCTTGGCAACATGTAGCTAATTTTGATCAAGACGTAACAACAGGATCAGCTGCAAGTCGTATATTAATTATATGTAATCCATTCGTAGGTGCTCGTTCTGTTGATGGTAAGGATGCTTATACTAGATATAAAATCGCACGTATAACTGGAGGAACAGAAGTAGATTTAAGAGAAGGTATGTTCGGAGCTTGGATGGGTAATCAATCTGGACAAACTCATAATCATTATGCAGCACCTTTAATTACATATAAAGATGAGGCAGTAGCAGCTAGTACTACTTATACATATAAATTCTATTATCGTTTACATGATTCAAACAGTTCAACTCAAGCACAGTTCAATCCACATAGTGGTATGGGCGGCAGTTATTGGCAATTTATAGAGGTATTAGACTAATGGCAGCTACTAAATCAGACGCACTTCACTCACTAAAGCCTGGTGCTGAATGGTCTTTGGCTGGAGATACGCTTACTTGGTTGGATAGTGAACAGACTGCACCGACAGATTCAGAAATAACAGCAGAGATGACAAGACTAGATACTGTCTATGCTAATGAGAAATACAAAAGAGATAGAGCAGCCGAATACCCTTCAATAGCTGACCAGCTTGACGACCTCTACCATAATGGTATAGATGGTTGGAAAGCTACCATCAAAACCACCAAAGACAAATATCCGAAACCATAATGGGCAGTCTTAAATTCCCCCACGCATCAGGCAATAGCATGAGCATCGCAGCTCCTGCAACTAATCCTGCATCTGATTTAGAACTTAAATTACCTGCAACTGTAGGTACTGCTGGTCAAGTATTAAGGAATAGTTCAACACCTGGAACACTTGAGTTTGGTACAATATCTTCTACACCAGAAGGAACGGCAATTAAGTCTACCGGAGAAACTGGTACAACTAAGTTCTTAAGAGTAGATGGTGATAATACATGTTCATGGCAAGTTCCTGCTAAAAGTATTACACATATAAATCAATGGCATATACCTTCTAATACTTCAGGATCTGGATCTAATGATCTTACCGCATGGAATAAATCAAGAGATAGCCTTAGTGATTATGCGTTATTAGGATCTGAGATGACTCATAGTTCTGGAATATTTACTTTTCCAGAAGAAGGTATGTGGCTGATATTCTTCAGTGCTTGGTACTATGCAGACGCACGATCTAGTAGATGGTTTCAGTGCAGGATTATGACAACAACAAATAACTCTAGTTATAATCAAATTGCTGATTGTAGTAATGCAATATATGATACAGGATCTAATGGTTATAACTCCTGTGCAGCTATGGTTATCTTTGATGTCACAAATACCACAAACTGTAAAGTCAAATTCCAATATGATGCACAAAATACATTAGAAGTTATGGGTGGTAAGAATTTTACCAGTGTAAGATTTATTAAAATAGCGGAAACTTAATATGGATATTAGAACAGGTAGACCTAACGAAATCCAAGACTGGCTTGTTAAACAGAAGACAGGACAATGGTTCTCTTTCTCTAATGATGAGGTTAGAACTTATGCTAATTTAATAATCTTAGATGGCAGTACTAAACCTAGTGAGTCTGATTGTACTAATGGTTTAAAAGCCTTACAAGATGCTTGGGATGCTAAAGATTATGAAAGAAAAAGATTAGATGATTATCCATATATTGGAGATCAGCTAGATAATCTCTATAAAGATATACTCGCTGGAAAGGTTGATTCAACAGGTGAATTTGCGAAAGCAATCAAAGCAGTAAAAGACGCACATCCCAAGCCATGAGCCAACTTAAAGTCAACGCCATACGCCATACAGGAGCATCAAGCGATGCGATTACTTTAGCTAGTGATGGCAAAGCAACTTATGCTGCAACCTCTGGTACAAGTAACTTCACAATATCTGATGGTGACTTAGTAATAGGAACCGCAGGTCACGGTATTGACTTTAGTGCTACAGCTGATGCTACAGATACTTCGGAGCTTTTGGACGAGTATGAAGAGGGCACCTGGACTCCTGCTTTTAAAGGAACAAGTGGTGATCCTTCAGTAACTTATGGGAACCAAGCTGGTCATTACGAAAAGATTGGTAGATTTGTTCATTGTTATTGGATAATGAATGTTACTAATGCAAACTGGGCTAGTGATGGTTCTGGTTATTTATGTATAGGAGGATTCCCTTTTACTCCTGAAGGAATGATTCTTTTTAACTTTTTAAATACTGCTGGTTGGACAGTTGCAAGTGGAAATGTTGTTTGGGGTGGTTACACTGATGCAGGCTCTACCAGTGCAGGAGCATTAGAGAGTAGAAATACTGCAGGAGGTGTAGTAATGAACTGGGCGCAAAGAACAGGCAACGTCCACATCTACACAACCTGTACTTACAAAACAGCTACTTAAAATCATGGCTATTACAAAAACAACCGAAGACGACAAGTTTGAAATTATCGGGCAGTATAAGTGTCTGCAAATTAGAACTGCCACCGTAATCAAGGAAGACGGAGTAGAACTAAGTCGTAGATTTGCCAGAAGGGTACTTGAACCCGGAAGATTAGATGCTTCTGATAATTTTGTAGATACAGATGTGTCAGGAGAAAGTACAGAAATCCAAGGAATAACTTCAGCGATATGGACAACTGCAGTTAAAGATGCTTTCAAAGCTAAATTGATTGCAGATAAAAACAGTCGAGATTAATCATGGCACTTACGCAAACAGGAACAGATGGCATTAAGGATGATGCTGTCACCACAGATAAATTAGCTAACGCTATAAATACAGCAAGAGATGCTAATACAGCAAAGACCACGAACGCTACCCATACTGGTGAAGTAACGGGTGCGACAGCATTAACCATTACAGATGATGTAGTTGATGAAGCTAATTTAAAAATTAGTAATGCTGGATCTAACGGACAATTCTTACAAAAACAATCAGGTAATACTGGTGGTTTAACATGGGCTGATGCGTCATCATCTCCAGACTGGCAATCCTTCCAGGCAGAAATGGTTGGTGATCAGTCAATAACACAGAGTACTTGGACTAGAGTAAGATTCAACGCACAGAACTGGGATACTAATAATAATTATGACCATGATACTGATAACTGGTATTATGAAGCACCCTCTGCAGGTAAGTATTGGTATAAAGCATCGCTACTGGTAAAGGATCTTGGAGAAAATGGTAGTCTCCGTATAGCTTTATATAAAGATACTGGTAGTGGATTTGTATTGGAAAAGAGATCATTCAGAATAAATTATCAACCAAATGCTTCAAATAAGGATATAACTATAGAAACTACAGGATTAATAGCATTAGCGGCTAATGATAAAATAGCCGTTTATGGTTGGCATAATCATAACGCTGCAAGAGATTTTGATGATAACTATTGTTTATTTTCAATGTTTAAATTAGATGGAGTTTAAAGCTAATGCGTAAAATCATTGATGGAATTGCAATTGCTTCAGGCATTGGTGTCCTAGCAATTGTTGGTGGCGGGGCGTATGGGTACTTCTGGTTCCAAGGGAACAAGGATGCCTTAATGGATAAAGCAATTCAACAAGTAACCAAGTCGATCAAACTACCTGGGTTATCTAGTCCAGCACTACCAACAGCAGCCCCACCTAAACTGCCTGGCTTTAGAAGATAGAAGAGTTAGCAATCTTACGTTCAACCATTTTTCTATAAGCAGGATCAGTTGCATATAAAGGATCTTGTATTGCTCTAGTTAATTGATCTTGTGATTCGAATCTTTCAGTAGGAGCAGAAGGTGTCTTGCCTCCTATCAACTGAGGTTCAGTACCTGTAGCTTTAACATACTTACTATGTAATCCTTCAACTGCTAGCTTTACGACTTCAATGTTTGGATTGTTAATACCAACAGTAAAGGCTTGCTTCTCTGCATCAGATAAAGTTTGACCAGCCCACTCCATCATGTTTGCATAGCCAGTATCTCCACCATATTGTTCTTTGATGTCATAGATCTGTTGTTCTGTTACTGCACTCTTTTGTTGAATGCCAGCAAGATAGGACTCAACAACATCCTTAGTGAATCCTGCTTTATCTAATTCTTCAAAGTGTTTATCACTTAAGGTTCCTTCCTTTTGGAAGTACTCATTCATCTCAACGTATTCAATACCTGCCTCTTCAAAGCGTTCACCTATGTAATCACCATAGATTTCCTTGGCTGATTGAGGTTGATCTTCAGTTGATTCTTGTTGAGGAGTTTCTTCTTTGCCACTTAACTTCTGCTGTAATTCCTCGTAAGCTTTCTCCAGTGCTTCAGTTGAATCAAACTTACCAGCTAGTTTTCTTTCTTCTTGTGGTTGTTCAGTAGAAAGATCAGCAGGACTATCCTTTAGTTCTGTCTTATCTAACTGTTCTAATTGTTCTTTGTTCTCAGGAGATAGTGCTTCGACTTGATCTTCCTTGATAGTAATAGCTTCAGGCATAATAAAAAAAGGTTAGGTCTGTGTAGGTGGTGGGTTTAAGAGATAGTAATCTCCCCTGTCTCGGTATCTTTACCAAGTTTAGGTTGATCTGATTTCTTCTTACCAGTCTTTTGAATAGTAACTTCTTTAGGGATAGTGATTTCTTTTACGCCACTAGGCTGGGGGGGCTGCGCCTGTGTTTCCACTGGGGAATCCTTCACCTGCTGCGTTTCCGTCTGGGAGGACGTTGGGTTGACTGCCTTCTTGGGCGGGGTCAATTCCTGCTGCGTATTGGGGGCCATAAGGTGCACCTTCTGCTGTGTAGTTTTTAACCGCTTGGGCAGCGGCTGGTGAATTCATTAAAGCATTCATTTGTTCCATTTGCTGTTGCTGTTGTTGTTGTTCAGCAGCAGCTTGAGCTTCTTGTTGTAGTTGCTCAGATGTTTTAACTAAGTTAGTCGTATCTATTGAAGCACTAGCAGCTAGTCTTCGCAGTGCTTCATCCATGTTTATATACTTCATCATTATCTCTGGACCTAATGCTTGTTGTGCCGTAGTTATAAAGTCAACAAGTTTATTTCTATCATCACCTCTACCTATAGCTTCAAGTCCTGTAACAGGTTTAGGATTAACCATTGCTTCTCCAGTCTTTTCACTCTTAGGTAATAAAGGAATCTTTCTTTGCTTCTGCAAGATATACATTAACCTTCTAACTAGAGGTAGTTGTAGTTCCTGAGTCAGGATGGAATACAAACCACCGATTGAAGTCTCAAGTTCTTGTGCCATATATCTGATTTCTTCTGCTGTTACTCTTTCACCTGGTCTTTGAATAGCAGTGTTAAGTAAGAAAGCGAATGATAAACGTGCTTCAATTCTGTCAATAGTATTAGATGCTAGTTGTAAATCATTTAACTTACCTTGGCTTTGAAGCACAGTTACATCATTAGCAGATCCCTGCACAATTGCACCATTTGCTGCGTTGGATAGAGTCCGAGGTCGCGTAGTCCCATTAGGATTAACCATGAACAACACCTTGCTCATAGCAGCAGAAGCTTCAAGCACACTTTGATAGAGAGATTCAAGTGCTGTTAAATCTCCATACCACTGTTCTATATATGAGCGACCATATTCTTCTGTATCAATTCGCTCCCATCTCAATGCGATAAAAGGAGAACATTCTTCGGGACACATACCTGATGTCCCTTTGATTTGTTTACCTTTTACCTCTTGATACCAATAACATTTACCCTTGTCATAATGCACACATGTATGTATCTTAATTGACTTTTTAGTAGGTCCAATTGATTCTTCAGTTGTTACTGAATCAGGTAAGAATCCTTCTGGTAATGCTTCTGGATATACTTCTTCTTCAATAACAATCTCAGTAATAGATCCCATCGGATCACGTACTACACAATATCTATCAAGGTGTATAACTCTTATACCTTCTGGGTTTACATAGAGGAGAACATTACCCGCAACTATCAATTGCTTGAATGCCTCGTGCATAGAAGCACGGGCACTCATGGTCTCAAGCATTGTCATTACAGCTAGCTCTACCTTTACCAAAGCAGTGTCTAATGCTGTTTTCATAGCAGGATCTACATCCTCACCATGCAAGAGAAGGGTATCTATCTCTAGCTTGAAGAAGGGAGAGTTAGGAGGGAAGAGACTTAGCTCTAGTTTTGTACTGAGATTGCCTAATCCACGTGCACCTACTGATTGATACGGTGTCTTTAACCTGCCATGATCTCCAAAGTGAACTTCAGGTACAAGAGAAGGGATTGTTACTTTGCTGCAATCCCTAGCCCTTTGAAGATAAGGATCTCTAGTTGTACAAAGTTGTTGATATCTAGCAGCAGCAGTACCACTATCTTTCTCGTCAACATATTTTTTTTCTACTGCATCAACGTCAGTAGTTAGTGTTAGTTCCATTTATACAGGGATGTTAAGGCCACTACCTTGTTCTAAATCTGTTCTAAATTGTTTCCTCCCATATCCTTTTCTTTTTGTAGAGGGACTAGCCGCAAGAGTACCTGCTGCATCAGGAATATCTAATGCTGCTGCTGCTGTTTTAGCTACTGGACTAGGTGCTGGTGCTGGTGGCGCTTCGGCTATAGCTTTCTGTTCTGCATATCTTGCTTCTTGTTCACGCTTCTGTTCTTCATACTGACGCTTCTGTTCAGCCATTTGTTCACGCTGAAGCGCAAGCATCTCGGAGTTATCACTTGATCCGCCTCCACGGCCACCTCCTCCTCCACACATAACTAAATACCCTGATTGTTTTGATCAGCATAGACGGACATGAGCATCCGTACTACACTGCGTGCTCCTCCATAATGCCAGATATCTCTATCTTTTGCTTCTAATTCAGGACATTTCTCTGGATATATTTCATCTAACTTCTTAATTAAAGCCTCCTCAATAGGAGGCCAGAGATCTTCTTCATTCATAAATTGGTTCCCATAATTTAACTTCACCTGTCATGTGATCGTACTCCCCATCACGCAAGATGCGTGTTAATTGGGCAGTCATAACAGCATCAGCATAAGTCCTCCCCTTCTTTTTGTACTCTTCTACTACCTTGTTCCACATATCTTTAGGTGATTCCAAATCTCCTAATAATTTCTCAGCAGTCTTAGGTCCAACACCTGTTAGTCCCTTAATATTATCAGTTGCATCACCTTGTAATACTTGTAACATCCAGTTTCTATCTGCTTTCTTTCTTGTTATTAATTCAAGATCATCTTTAGCTAACAAGGTACACGGTACACCTCGCATATCTTTATCAACAGAAACAATTATTGGATTATCATATTGTCCACCTGTAGCAAGTAACGACATAACATCATCACCTTCTAAGTTGGGGAAACTAATGGAGTGATAGTACTCAGCAACCTTCTCTATTACTTCTGGTAATCCTAAAGGTTTGCGTTTACCTATCCTATTTGTTTTGTACTCTTGAGATACTCCATGTCTGAAGGTGGGATACTGACTGAAGCACATGATTACTTTGCCTGAGTCTTCAGCTATACCTTGATACTGTTCAACCCTGTATTGAATCAGTTCGTGTACTTCCTTCTCATCTAAGATGAGAGTGTGTCGATCATCATCCCATCTATAGTCATGCTCACATGCACAACAGGATGAATAGATAAGCCAGTCGGCATCAATTAATAAAGTCATGGTGGGTTAATTAAATAGTGGAGTGGATAGGCGGCCTGTTTGTTCTGAGTACAGAAGCTTGTCGGCCTCACCTGTTGAACCGCAATGTCGGTTCTTTAATACAGCAAGTTGCAGTTCGCTACGTTCAGCGGCATCACCTTGCTGGTTTCTTGAAGCACTGATACATCCATCGCATAATTGAGCTAGTGAATGTGATCCCCTCAAATGGCTAAGCGAGACCTTGGTTCCCTCTTCATGGCCTCTACCCTCTGGTCTCTTCAGGTGGCTAACCAGGAAAAGCGTAATGCCCGTAGCCTCAACCATTTGCCTGAGCTTAGTGACAGTGATATCAAGACTCCTTCTCTCGTCAACGTTGTCGAGTCCACTGACAACGATAGTGATGTGGTCAACAAAGACAACATCTACTCCTTCTACTTTCGCAAGGTACTGAATCTGTTGGCACAACGTATCAGGATCCATTGAACCAAAGTGATCGTATAAATGTAGTCGGTGTGTAGAACACAGACGATCAAAGGATTCTCTTAGTTCCTCCTCATCTACTAAGGATTGATCAAGGTGAATAGGCTTGGATAGATCTACTGCAATGATCCCTTGTAATGAGCGTTGGATGCTTTCTTCTAGTGCTATGTATCCAACCTTCAGTCCTCTAGTTAGAAAGTGATGAGCTAATTCCCTGCACATACTGGACTTACCAGTACCACTACCTGCTGTAATCAGGTTCATCTCTGAACGTCTGATCCCTCGCATCATATGGTTGAGTTGAGGCCACGGATAGGTGCAGATAGAGTCAGCACCCTTCTTGATTACTTCATCCCAACAGTCAGCACTATCCCTTATTCCTTCTGGTTTAACGGGGATAGCTTTCCAAAGTAGATCTCTAAGTTCTTCTCCTTTTCCTGCGAGGAGCATTTCATTTGCGTCTTTGAATTCTCGCAGTCGTGCAATAGCGACAGGTACTCCAGCCAAAACTTCTGTTGCTTTGATGGCAGCATCATCACCTGCTTTATCGTTGTCGAAACATAGAACTGTTCGAAGATGTCCTGCGAGCCATAGCTCATTCATTACTAAATATTTGCTAGCACTTTGCGCTCCACTCGGCAATGAAACTACAGGAAACTTATTGCCTTGTACTTGTGAGATACTCATCGCATCTATCTCACCTTCTGCAACAACACAAAAGACTTGACCTTGATTAGTCTGTCTCCATAAGCGTTGTCCCCATAACTGAATCTTTGTCATGTCACCTAGCCATATGAACTTCTTATCCTTGAACCTGAGATGCTGAGCTATATCTTTACCAGTGTGATCTTGATACGTTGCGACTTGAACAGGTTGGCCGTTGTATTCAGCTAGTCCATATTCAAATAGTTCGCACGTCTCTTTAGTGATTCCTCTTTTAGGTAAGGCTTTATAAACTATCCGATCTTTAGGGATCAGTGGTTTAACTGCCTTCTCTTTCTTGAAGGGATTCATAACAGGTTTCTTAGGTGTGAAGGGTTTGCTTTCTTTCTTGTTGGGTTGGTACTGATAGCCACATCCAAAGCAGTGGGCATGACCGTCATCAAACCATGCAAGATTGTCCTTGCTATCGCATTCAGGGCATGGACTCTTTCTTAGGTACTTGCTTTTCTCTTTCATGTTCCTCCCAGTGTTGGATTAATAGACGCAACTCTTCTATACGCTTGGATGCGTAGTCGATACGTTG